TGGAGTTTGGAAATCAAAGAGACCTCCGATTATAGAACGTTGTCGTCCTCGCCGGACTCTTCGTCCTCGCCGGACTCTTCGTCCTCCACGGGCTTGAACCAATCCGCTTCGAGGCCGTCCTCGACGTTAAAAACGTCCCCTTTCTTCTTATAGGAGTTGTTGATAAACCCCTCTTCTAAGGCCACTACCTTCATGCTATCACCTCATGCGTTTATAAGTCACGGGACAGGGGCTCTGCCTTCCCACCCCGTGACGTAAATGGGCCATGCCCTTTCGTTAAACTTCGTATCCGCTCTCAAAGTATTCGAGAGTTGCCCCACCTTCGACAATGGCAGCACTGTACAATGCGCCTGCTTTCGCAGCAGGAGTCGCCACCTTCAACCTCAAGAATCGATGATTTGGCCAGTTATAGCCGAACCGAGTCCTTGAGACGTGCCCTGCCTTCGGGGCATTGATGGTGAAGAGAGGTTGGACATCGGCAAAGTTTGCGCCCTCCGTGTCCTTTCCCTGGAGCGTGACAACCGTATTGCCTGCGGCAAAATCAGCGTTCACCCCGAAAACCAAGTCCAGGGATTTACCCGGCCCAAGGTTCCTCTTCGTACCAAGGTCTATTTCTTCCGAGAACTGGTTGCCGTTAGCGGCAGCAGTCCTCTTCTTAGCAAATTCTAGCTCTTTATCGTAAGCCATCTAAACCTCCAAAAATATAGGCCGCCAAAAGACGGCCCGTATTTATTTTTTAAAACTAAACTACCCGGCCCTCGTTATTGGTGATCGAGTCGCAGATTCTAACAGGGAAGCCCCTGTAGGAATCAGTTGGGCGACTGTCTTGGTCGGCCTGGGTTCCACCTGAACGCTGGATGGCCGCAAACCTCTCTAGGTCAAGGGCCTCTTCGGCGGTTCGGTTCATGTAGAATCCACACTTACCCATTTTGGCCGCCATGGGAACCTTCTTGGTCGCCTGGATCATGAACTTCCTCAAGGTAGTTGCGGCGTTGTCGCCCTTCAACGTGGCCTTGGAAAGGTTCGCAATCCGAACAATGCAGCGATAATCTTCTACCGCAAGCCCGATGTTCCATTGGAACTTCTCGGAAGCGTAGTAGATTATCCTGTTGTCTGGGCCGATTGTGGATCGCTGGTTTCGCCCAAGCTCCGTTCGCTGGAGACCCATTTGTCCCTGGGCCCTGTCGTAGATTCCCGTGACTCGATTCACACCCCAGCAGATGAACCAAATGGAGGTGTTGTCTGCGGCGGTTCCGCCACCGTCAATCACCTGACCACCAGCACGTCCAGCCTTGGAGTTGAAACGAGTGGCAAGCCCGTCGTATTTTTCAATATCGTCGCCCCTGGTGGAGTAGAAGACATCTTTTTCAACTTGCTGCCCCATGGCCTCAAGGTGCAGTTGCCCGTACCTGGCCCTGGCCTCGTCTGCGCCTGCCCCGGCCAATTTCTTGAGGAAAAACTCATCAACGTCGCTCAGAGAGCCGTAGTCGGTGAATTTCTCTTCAAATTGGGCGAACGAACCCTTGGACGAGTGGAGTCCTCGGTTGATCCCCTCAATGCCGATTGACGGCAAAGAAGTTTGACCCGTAACGATATGCTTCCCAATGCAATTGGATTCCATGTGGGGCATATCCATCAATAATTGGTTCGACTGCGCCAAAAACGGCACAATGGATCGAACCCTATCTTCTCCGGCCCGGGTTTTGGCCCAGTCCATGAGAGTAAGTGCTTCGTTCATAATTCCCCCCTGTTTAAGGTTATGCTTTGCTGTATCCCTCTGTCATTTTGGGGATACCGCCCTCTTTGCTCGATCCCTTTGTTCCGGTCTCGAACTTATCATTGGCCAGTGCCTCGCCTACCGCTTTGAAGTACCTGCGGAGAGGCGGCCAGTTGTTGTAGCCCGACTTTTTCAGGCTATCGGCCAATTCCTTCGTCGCAAAGGCCTGAAATCCTCTGTTGCTCAGTTCACGATTCCTTGTATAGTTTTCGCCACCGAACTCCTTATCGGATTTAAGCTCTTTCTCGAAGTTTAACACACGTTGTTTATTTTCTGTCTCTTTTTTTTCAATTTCGGACGAAATTTCTTTTTCTTGTCTGGTCAGGGCCTCTTCGAGGAGGGATTTGACGGCCTTGGCGTCGTTTCCTTTGAGCCCTGCGTCTTTGACTACCTTTGTCAATTCGCCATGGTCTTCTTTTGAAAGTTGGCCGTCTTCGTCGAATTTAAAGACGGAATCGTCGGCCTTATCGTCTTTAGGGTCGTCCTTTTTCCCCTTGTCGTCATCGTCTAAGTCGAGGTCTTTATTTTTCTTGTCGTCCTTATCGTCCGCTGGTTTATCCTTTGGTTCGCCGTCCTTTGGTTCGTCCTTTGGTTCGTCCTTTGGTTCGTCCTTCGGTTCGTCCTTCGGTTCACCGTCCGTGGGTTTGGTGTCCGTATCAAGGGTAACGTCGTCTTTTGGTTCATCGCTCATTTTCCTATCCTTTTTGCTCGTTTAAATAGTTCGGTAATAAATTTTGAGTCAAACAATTGCTCATAGTCAAGACCTGATTCTGCGGCGGCCCTCTTTCGCCCCTCGTACTGCATCATGAGCCACACGTCTTCGCCGCATTGCCTGACCATTGATATGAGGGCCTGGGAGTAATCCCTCATCCCTGCCCTCCAGTGGATAATCGCACTTGAGGCCCAATTGGAGTCATCGGGGCATCCGAGTTGGATCATCTCCCAAATAACCATGCGCCCATCTTCGGTCGCCAATATATCTCTTAACGGCCCGTAGAAGCAGGCCCTGACGGATTCTCTCCGTTTCTCCATCTCCTCCTTGGCCTTCTTCTCCTCATCTGGATCGTAGTTATCCACCCGTTGCCTCCGCTAGCTGCCCAAGGGCGTTGTCGCTCTCGACTTTGGCCTGCCCCAAGTCCTTCATCGTTTGGGCCTGATTCATGGCCGCCTCTTGTTCCTGCTGGGCCTCCATTTGCTCCTGCTCCCTTGCTATCATCTCGTCGATCTCCTCCTGTGAGGACATGATCTTCGCAGGGACTCCCATGACTCGTGCGTACTCGTCTGCGGCCCTTTCTGCGTTGACTTTCCTCAAAACCCTGGGGTCGAGGTTGGCATAATTCCCGATGAATGACAAATATCTCTCAATCGGCTGGGCCCCTATCATCGCCTGGGCCTTGGCCATGGCGGACACATATCTGATTTTGATTGGCCTTCCCTGAATCGACTCAGGGGCCTCGGGGATGCGCCCTTGTCTGTTGGCATAGTTGAACACCATCGACATGAGGGGGTCGAGAACATCCGTGGAGATAATGTCATTGAACGGCCCAAGGATCATCATTTTTTCCCTTGTCTTGGCGTCAACTTCGGTGGCAGTCGCCCCTGACCGAACGGTGTCCAGTACGGCCATGAACAAGTCCTTCTTCATGGCCCTTCCAATCCTCATCGCAACCGTGTCTGTGACCATCTTGGAGTGTTCGATATTGTAGTTTACGTCAACGGCACGTTTCGCCCCGGGGGCGTTTCCCCTCAGGGCCGTAAAAATCTGCTCACCGGGGACAAATAAAGGGGCCTTGTTTCTGATTTTCTCATCGACCAGCATCGTTGGGTCAACTCCCTGGTCTGCGGCCCTCATGGTCTTGCGGTCGAAATACTGCAACTGCTTCACATCATCGATGCAAAGGTCGAAGGGGTGACGGGTTCCGTACACGTCCTCTCCAACCGTTCTCCACCTACCGACCAGGGTTCCAAATTCCTCCATCCCTGACCGCCTAAGAATCACCTCTTTTTCGTCGGCCTTGTTCTGCCCGGCCAAAAGAGTCTCGCTGCTCAGGCCAAGAGTGCCCTCGCCGTTAACGTAATAGACCGAGGCGTACTTCCGATAAACGGGGTTCTTGTGGCCCTCAATATAGTCGGGGTTTGGCAAAACAGCATGGGTCACGCTTGTTCGCTCCTGGAGTCTCCCATTCTCGTAGGCGGTTTTGATATAACCCGGGACACTACCCTCAACGACCCGGGCACCATCCTTCTTGCCAAACTTGTCAACTATCTGCTGCACCGTCATCGTGAAGTCCCTGAAAAGGGTGTTCACCCGCCCCCTGTGATCCTGGGCGACGTAGAACGTCCCCATCGTCAAAGAATGGAAATTTATCACCCGATCAAGGTCTTCTTCCGCATAGATGGCCGCAGTCCCAAAGCAGGAAATATCTTCGTAAAACGCAGGCGTCTTCTTGTAAAAATTCGATGCCAGCAATATCTCATGGCATATTTCCGTGACGGACTGATACCAAAGAGTCTCCTCCCTTGGCGCACCATCGGAGTCGTCAATGTCCCCAAGCTCTGCCCATCTCTCCCACGACGGAGTAATGGAGGCCTGCATCCCGGCGACCAATATCTCCAGGTCGAGAGTCGCCGTGGAGTTGACTATCTTGGTGTGCTGGCGATAGCCCTTCTCGGTATTCGACGTATCGAAACGCAATAACCGAGGGGCGGCATAGTCCGCAACATCCTGCCAAAACTTGTGGTATTCCGACCTCTCGCTCTCGAGGTCGTTCTTCATAATATAGAGCTTGTTTAGAATAGGCCTCAAGACATCCCCACGGGCAACCCATCTATGCCCATCATAGGCCCTTCCGTTCCGGCCCTACGCCCCCGTTTGCGTATCTGCTTCTTTCGCTTCCTCTCCGTATCCGACACCACGTCCATGCCACCCCTGCCCTGCCCCTGAATCCTCTTCATCTTCTCTTTCCGAAGGGGATTATTCTTATAGAAGTCCATGGCCGAAAGGCCCTTGGAGACGCCCATTATCCACCCAACATCACGTTATCGCCGCCAATCATGGGAGACCTGGCCGTTCCTGCCTTGGCCAACATATCGCCCCTCTTCCGAATCCTGTCCCGACGAGAACGCACCCGTGACCTCCTCGCCCGAGAAGTGGCCGCTTCATCCGCCGCCATCTGCGCCTGCTCATCCGCCGACTCTTGGGCCCTCTTTCGTGCCCTTCTCGACGTGTACATACTTGCCCCTGCACCGATAAGTGCCGACGCAATTAACGCCGTACCTGTTGCCACCGCCATTATCGCCCCCTCATCATCATCTAATCTACAGTAGTAGAAATTACCTGCCTCTTATCCAGTTCGTCTCTTTTCGATAAAAAGCATACTTACCCAAATGATGGTCTATTTTTGGCGTGGAATCAAGCGTTGTCATGATTATTTGATCCGCTTTTTTCTTGGTCTGGGCAATAAATGCATCTATTAGCAGCAATCCTCCCCCCTCTCGCCGCAATCCTTTTGTCACAAACCAAAACATTTCCTGACACACCGTGACGCTGCGGTCATACGGATAAGTGAAATATGTGCCGCCAATGACGCCCACGACCGAGCCCGAAAACTCCCACACAATAACAGGGTTCTCGCCCATAATCATTTCTCTCAAAAACGCCTTCGTGTCCTTATCCACCACGCCAAGGCCCTTGGCCGCATACTCCTTCGAGAATTGACGCAACAGCTTCACTATCGATGGGATATCCTCGGTCGTCGCACGTCTTATCATCGTCCAAACTCCTTTTTTATGGGGTCGTATTCTGCCCGTTTCCGTTGCACGTTCTCCACCTTCTCCTCATGCCCCGGTGCCATCGGGGGAGGGACAAATGTGAGCGCAAGTGCGTCGGCCTTGTCAGGGCTCCTGTCAATACGCTTTCGTATATCATCTTTTGACTCAATTTGAAACTTGTCACCCTTCTTCGAGTATAGATACAGAACGGAGGACAATTCCTCCTTCAACTCAGGGTCATCGGGGAGGCATCCGCCCCTCAGCACCCAATTCGCCATCCTCCTCCACATCCATGCCCTCATGTTCAGAAAATGCCTGTCGTCGGGGGCCTCCTCTGACGACGCCACCTCGTACACATTGTACCCAAGCTCTATCAGCGCATCTGCCACGCCGATCCCGTACCCCCCGGTGCTATCTATCGCAATCACGTCCACATTGTGCCTATCAATCAAGCGTATCGCCCTCGCCACAAGGGCCTCTGTCCTGCTCATCCCCATCTCGCTCAACTCTTTTATCTCCTGCCCCTTCCGAACGATAAATGCGTTCCCGTCCCCACCGAACCGAGCAAAGTCACATCCCAACACTACCTGCCCCACGCCCGTCGTGGCCCTTGACATGGCCTCCGTCACGTCCTCCTCCGTAAGCAGCGAGTGGAGGTCTTTGTCGGGGAATTGGCCAAGCACATACGCCATGACCCACGGGTCTTTACGGCCCTTCTTCTCAATCTTCTCACGGGCCCAATTGATGTCCACCCTGATGGAACGATTTGGGTCGTCCGGGTCGCCCGTGATGTTGATGATCTCCCAATTGGGGTCTTTGGAACATCGGTAGAGCATCGAGTGGCGTCTCAATGTGTTCCCTGACGTGATCGCCCGACCGCAAACGATATTGGTCGTCGAGAGACCCTGTTCAAGCCTGTCCACCACCCCCGGCTTGATACCGCCGCTCTCATCGATAACGTAAAAGATATTCTCGCAGTGAAGGCCGCTCAGAACCTCGCCCTGGCTGTCCTCGTCCGAATCCTTGGGGAAGCTCCTGGCCGAACACTCCCATGTCCCGGGACTGTCACGATGGTAAATCTTCGTGCCGGTGAACTCAAACAAGTCCGTCAGGATACTCGAGCTCGTGTAGAACCGCTTCGACTCCGCCCAAAGCCCCTTCTCGAGGTTGTCCTTGGTCATCGACAGGGCAGACCCCAACGGATGCTGGCCACGGAACTGGCACATCATCATCCACCACAGCACGGCACTGTCCACCCAACTCTTCCCGACCCCGGCACTCGCCGCCAACGCCAACCGCACCACTGGGTCAGGACGGGAAATAATACCAAGTGCCTTCTTCTGCCATGGTTCCCCTTCCTGCTTAAACAAGTCCTTCACGAACAGGTTGGCGTCCACCCTCCAACGGGGAATCTTCCGGGCCAGGTAGTCGTAGGAACGCTTACTTAGCTTCAGGGCGTTCTCTACCGGCCAGGGCAATGGAGAGCTTGTTCATCGTGTCCTGGAGGTAATCGACCCTTCGCTCGGCAGCGTTCAGCCTTTGCCTGTAGCAACGAATCTTGTCGTAGGTCTCGCCAAGACTGGCCCTGTCTCTTCCGAGCCTCGCCCTGTAATCCATAACCTCCTCCACCAACTGCGCCTTCGTCTTCTTCTCCAGGGACTTTCGCCGATCCTCGTTCGACATTAACCCACCATTGTCGCCCACCGTCTCAACGGGCGTCAATTTCTCACCGCTCAAAGATACCTCCACGTTAATTTCGTTCATGTTATCTCCTTTTATATTCCTTTAGACTTTAAAAGCCTCTCTTGTTCTTTTGTTCTATCTCTCCTGCACTTTACGGCCAACAAGAAACTTGCAGGTATTCCTCTGACTTTTTTAATATCTGACTCATAGTACAGCCCGGCCACTTTTGCCCTATGCCCCTTGTGGTGTTTTACGTCACAGGTCAGGCAGTCAAAATGCTCGTAATTTGTACCCTTCGCTCTGAGTCCGCTCAAAATAAAAAAGAATCCATTGCCACATCTCGCTACGTTCCCCGGCCTCATATTTCTGAACTGGTCTTCGGTCACGTCTCCTCCTATGTTATTGGCCTCCACGGCCATTTATTACCCACCCAACTCCTCCACCAAGTCCTTGAAGTCAAGGCCGTCGGACGCCGAACTCGTCGCCGCCCGTGATAACCCCTCCACTCCACTCTTCTTGCCTAGGAAGTCGAGCATCTTCTGATGGTCATATAACTCAATTTTCACAATCTCGCCAAACTTTATCTCCACCTTCTTCACCGATAACTCCGCCCCCTCCGGCCACTTGTCACGAGGCAGGAATCCCCCCGGCCCCATGAAATCCGCTATCGTGTAGCTCAATGCCCTCCGAACCGCCCCATGAAGCACCTCCTCCCCATGGCCACGGCGCAACTCCAATCCCTCTGCAAACCGCCCCGCATTTTCGGCCCGTTCGCAAAATGACCGCAGCTCCCCGTAGGCAACATTCAAATCCAACGCTATCGTCACCAGGTCAAGGCCCTTGGACAACTCCCGAACAACGTAGTCCATTATTGGCAAGTCGCCCGTCTCGTCGCCGACCGTAATGGGCAGGTTACTCTCCACGGCCATCGCCTCCATCGACATCCCCGAACACGACACCCAACGCCCCGTCAAGGGCCATATAAATGTGCATCATTTTGATAAACGACGGCAGTTCATGGCCCCACTCTATTCTGCTAATCGTGGTCTGAGTAACCCCTGCCTTCCCGGCCAGCGTGGCCTGACTCAACCCCAACGCTTCACGCCTCTTCCGCACCTGTCGGCCAATCCGCCTCTTGTCCCCGACTAGGGCGATTATCTCCGTGCCGTCTCTCGCATCGTCACTCTCCATGCCGCAACTCCACACTTCCCCCAAGGGCCCGCACTATCGCCCTCACATGAAAATACGACGGACAGCACTTTCCGTTCTCCAGCCTTGAAATCGTCGATATATTCACCCCTGACCGCCTCGACACATCCTCCATCGTCATCTTCCGACCAAGCCTCCACGTCTTCATGGCCTGCCCAAACCTGTACAGGTCGTTTTTTACTACGAAGTCATTTGTTACCATGTGTTCGCTCCCGTCGTGCCCTGAGACACTTCTCTGTCCAGGCACGGGCCTTTCCCAGTTCCATCTCTGCCCATGACTCGAAGGCCCTCACACTCTCAAGGAAGTCATTCTGCTCCTCCACCGTCGCCTTTCGGAGCCGCCTGGGAATCACTTCGTCACCAAGGTCTCCGTCATCCCACAGCACCATCTGCCTCTCTCCACTAGAAATGTGCGCCCCCATGCAGGCCTTCCCTCCGACGGCCATGAATGTATTGACCTCGCCGAAATAGCTTACATGGGTCAATATATCTCCATCCTTCGTTGCCATTAACTCATCTTTTGTCATGTTGCCTCCCCGTTATCCCACACCAAAAAATTCGGCAATCCTATCAGTCAGGAACTCCACCTTTCTCTTTATGCCCTTGTTTCGCCTCACGATGAACCCGAACATCGCAAACGGAATAACCATCGCCGACAAAAAAATCGCCACGGCCCACTCAAAAATTCTTGTCATGTTCACCTCCTCGTATCCCCATCCTGCCACGGGCGTTCCATATTTGCAAGGGGGGTTCAGTGAAAAAATTAGGTAGGGGTGTGAGGTGGGGGTTGGCGTTTTGGCCGGGATTTTTTTATGGGGGTGGGGGGTCATGCCCTCAATGATATTGATTGAGCAACGATATTTATTTACAAATAGAATTGATTGATAAATAACTCTCATTGAGATAATCAATCGTGGAGACAATCATATTTATTTTTAAAATAAAGCTAAAGTTTTTTGGGATTGTGCCGATAGGGTATGCATGGGCGATGATGCCCACTGAACAGGAGAAACAAACATGAAGAAACTATCAACTATCAAAAACATTGTGCTAGCTGCGCTGATAGCTAGCTGCTCTCCATCAGCTCCCATCAAGAATTTTACTGCCCGTGACATTCAGCGTGAGGAGCTCTTGACTGCCCGTCAAGACTTTCACTCCCTGATTGTCGATAATCTACTTGGCAAAAAAGACTCGCTTAGGCTCCATGGAGAGGCCGGGCCGGAACCATTTTCCAGGTTCCAAGACTCCATAGAAGCCTTCAGGCATCAATCCCACGCTCTCTTGCCTGTCGAGATTAAGGGATGGGCCAGCCGTGATCCCAAAACAGCTAGTGAATTATTTACTTCTCAACCCAAGGCCGAATTTTGTAGGGATATTCAGCGGCGTTTTATAGCTGCTCACGGCGAGGGTAGGCATGGGCACGGGGACGCTTGGATGATCGAATTTGAGAATTATGACTGTTTGTTTGATATTTAGACGACCGCTCCATAACGATAGCGGTGGGGGCCCTAGGGCCCCTTTTTTTTTGGCAAAAATATAAAAATAATGCTTGACATATTTTGTCACTATGAGATACTATCCTTAGCTAGTAATTACGCTAGCTAGTAACACAGGAGTCATAAAATGAGAAAAAAACTTTTTGCAGCTATGACAGTAGCATCACTACTCGGATCGGGCGCAGCTCTCGCATCAGGGCCTTGCGAACAGGCCTATGACGGCATGGTAAAATCTCAAA